CCACGTTATTAACCTAAAACCAAATTAAAATGACGTACCTATATTACCAGACTACCTCAACAACAGGTGGTCAACTAAAAGTGAACGATAAAACCAAAGCAGAGTGGGAGCACTTGGCTAACAAGGAAAACTGGAGGATAACTCAGTTGCCTAATGGTTATTATCAAACCGAAGTATCTAACCCTAAAAACGACACGTGGCATGACGTCACACGTCGAGAGACAATGGAAGGAGCGGAGTCAGCAATTGACGGAAGCATCGACCACTTCTCTAAAAAGTTAGAAGCTACCAAAGGACCGAAAGTCGTTAAGACCTTCAAAAAATAAACTCAAACCTAATTTAATTAAATATAATATAATGGAGTACAACAATCCTAGTCTCCTGATCAAAGAACTAAACTTTGGTCAGGACGCTAAATCTAAAATTGGTGCTGGTGTTGAAAAACTAGCTAAAGCAGTAAAGTCAACTCTTGGAGCATCCGGCCGATGCGTAATATATGAAGATGCGCGCGGCATACCGGTGATCACAAAAGACGGTGTAACCGTTGCAGAAAGCGTAGTCTTATATGATCCGGTAGAAAACTTAGGAGCAACACTTATAAAAGAAGCTGCTAAGAACACAGTTAGAGAAGCAGGTGATGGAACAACCACCGCTACAGTACTGGCTGAATCACTACTAAACACTATCAACAGTTCTAAAGATAGTGCAACAGCAAGAGAAGTAAGGAATGGTATAGAGTCTGGATTAGTCAAGATAAACGACTATTTAGATTCTATAAAGATAGAAGTTACTGATGGAACGCTAGAAAGCGTTGCTTCAATATCTTGTAACAACGATTCTCAGCTTGGAGCTATAATAGCACAGGCTTACAATGAAGTAGGTAAAGACGGCGTTGTTATTATGGAAGAGTCTGAGACAGAAGAAACTTACGTAGATGTAACTGACGGCGTACAAATAGACTGTGGGTTAACATCACCTCATTTCGTAACAAACACAGACAAACAAAAAGCAGAGCTAGATAATCCTCTAGTATTAATATGCATGTCTGAGATACCTAACGTACGTAAAATACAAAGCATATTAGAGTATGTTATAAAGCAAAACAGATCTTTACTTATAGTAGCGCCCGTGTCACAGCAAGTAAAGTCTGCGCTTTTGATGAACAAGGTAAAAGGCAATATTAAAGTTAATATTATCGACTTACCAGGCTTTGGTCCTACTAAAAAAGATACTTGCGAAGATCTAGCTATACTTACTGGTGCTACTGTACTAAACGAAGAGTTAGGGGACGATCTAGACTCTATGACCGTAGAAATGCTTGGAGAAGCTGAATACTCAGCTACAGACGACAAAACTACTGTACTGACTATAGACACAGACGTTGAAGAACTAGAAGAAAGAATAGATCAAGTAAACAAACTAATAGCTGATGAAAAGAATGGTTTTTTTAAAAAGAAGCTGGAACAAAGATTGTCTATGCTATCAGGTTCGGTTGGCGTTATTAAAGTCGGCGCTGATTCTAAAGTCGAGCTCAAAGAAAAGAAGGATAGGGTTGAAGACGCGATCTACGCGACAAAAGCAGCTTTGAAAGAAGGCATAGTACCTGGAGGTGGTATTGCCCTCCTTAACGCTTTTCAAAAAATCGAACCCTCTAACGAGGGTGAACGCATCCTTCTCGATGCTATTAAAGCTCCATTTATAACTATAATGCAGAACGCTGGTTTTGAAATGTTAGGCTACCCATCTAAGTACGGGCGTGGCGTTGATGTTGTTACCGGTGAAGAAGTTGATATGGTTAAATCAGGAATAATAGATCCGGTTTTGGTTACAAAATCGGCGCTGAAAAACGCGGTGAGTGTAGTAAACACTATAGTATCTGCAGATTGTGTAATTTCAAACGCTAGACAAGAAGATTATGAAAGCAATAAATAATTACGTAGTAGTAGATAAAATAAAGAACACTGAAAAGAAAGTAGGTGGTCTTATATTAACTGAAGAGCTTGCTGAAGACACTAGATATTTAAAAGGTTTAGTTGTATCAACAGGTAATTTAGTAGAGGGTATTGTAGATGGTGACACGGTGTACTATGACAAAAGAGCTGGGCACGGAATAGAGTTTAATGACAAACTTTATTTTGTTATTAAATCAAGTGATATTGTATTAGTAGATTAAACATAAACTATAAACCATAATCCTTAAACACAAAATCTTTAAACAAATTATTAATCAAAAAATTTTAAAAAATGGCAAAAGAAACATTTTTATTATTTATCAAAGACAACGGTGACGACACTTACGCTGCCACAACGTTGCCTGCTCGAAACTTTTTAGGAGTAGATGCAGACACAGATACGACGACTTTACAAGTGTCTTTTCTAAAAGAAGACGGATCAGCTGATAAAGCAATGATTACTTTAGGGTTTACAGGCGCTGTAAAAGAAGCGTGCAAAGCTTTAGCGGGTGCTTTAGCAGGACAAAATAGAGGTTTAATAACAGTTGTAGATGAAAGAGCTAGTAAGTTCTTACATCCATTCAACGCTTTAGATTCAATTGCATAATGGAAAGATACTTATATTTCGTAAAAACGTCAGACGCTCCTGACGCAACTCAAGAAGTAGCGTTATATCCTACTTCAAGTGTAACTGCTATTGAAGGCGGTTCATCTACTAGCACTGTAGTTAGACTTGTACCAAGAGACGGTACTGGAACTACTGAAGATAAAATCACTTTATCGCATGCTGCTAACAACCAAAAAGTTGTCATGAACTCTTTGGTATCTTTAATAAACGCTCAAAAAAACAAAGATCCTTTCGTTGTTGCTTTTGATGCTGAAAACAATATTATTAACATAGAAGGTGTTACTGCTGTAAGTATAGCGTCCTTAGACTAAAACATATAATTATGAAAACAAATTTTTTATACTTTAGAGAGCACGGTAGCATATCGTTTACAGCTACGGGTGGTCAAACTACTTTTGCTGTAAAAGGCTCTGCTTCACTAGTACCTGGAAGTTTTGGTGGTGGTGGATTTTCAGTTGCAATTGCTGACACTGCAGCTCTTAGATCTAATTATGTTGTAACAATAACCTCTCTTGCTGATAACACTGGCAATAGAGGTGGTGATTACGCTAGCGCCGACACTGTTGCTGGTGAAGTAACAACGCTAGAAGTAGAAGCTTTATCAATAAGTTCTAACGATATGGTTATTGCTAACGTATCTGGTGATGGTGACCACGGTTACAATATTAAAGTTGGTGATATTGTTACTATAACGGCTAACGCCGCTAAAGGTAACGTAGGCGCTTATAGAGCTGACAGACTTTTATCTGTACATGCTAATAGCGACACTGAAACAGAGGTTACGTTTAAAGCTGCAGATGGTTCAGCGGCTGATGATACTGTAGCGTTCACTCATGATGATGACGACGGAGTTACTTTTAGAGCTATAGCAAACTACTTTGCTGAAGCAGCTGATGGAAACTTTGTTAACTCTGGATCTTGTATTATTGCTTTTGACGCAGAGTCAAACGATATACCTAAGCAACTTAAAGGCCTTGGCATAACTAATATGCTTCTTGGCTCTGCTTAATGAGATTAACTAGTCACGATTTACGTGAATTACAAATCCTAAAGTATTACAGGCTCACTAGAAAGTGGGCTTGTAAAACTTACGGGTTAACAGATGCCGATCTTGAACTACTTATATTTTTAGACTGCCAAGGACGGTTCACAAGACAAGAGTTTATTGATGGTACTTATACCATGAGCTGGGATAAAACCCGGTGGGACAAACTAAGGAAGCTGGGTTGGATAGAGGTTTGGAGGCACAGAAATAGAACAACTATTAAGTACTCTATATTTAAAACTTCATTTAAGTGCAGCCAGCTAATAAGTAGAATATACAGAATACTTTTAGGTGAAGAAGATCTACCTACTTCTGAAAGAAGTGTATTTTACAATAACAAATCATATACGGACAAAGTTTTTAATAAAGCTATAGATGATATGATTAACGATAAAAACAGATAATGGCAAACTTTAAATTAGGTAACGAAAAAAGAGGATTTAAAGGTCCAATACTAAGAAAGACTTTAGCTAAAGGAGTTTTAGGCGAAGCCAATATGGACGGTAGTATTTACGTGGATAAATCAGTTCCAAAAGGTAGTAGTTTAGAAAAACGTGTAATTAAACATGAAGGTAAACACGCTGAAGATATGGCTAACGGTCAACTTTCTTACGGTGATGATTACGTTAGGTATAAGGGAGTCACGTATCCTAGAAAAGATGGTAAAATAAAGTATAACGGCAAGTGGTCAGAAGAAGGAAGTATGAACTTTCCTTGGGAAAAGGTCGCTAAAAAAGCAGAAAAATAAAACTATGGCATTTAAAATGAGACCTAAAAGTCCACTAATGAAAAAGTTAGTTGGTAAGCAGCATAGACTACCTGAGCATTTAAAAGCAAAAATAGAGGCGTCTCCTGTAAAGAAAAAAGCAAAGTTTACGGAAGACACTAGAAGTAAAGAATATATAGGTGACTACTACGACGATATTAGAAAAACAACAGCTCGCCCAGAAACTAAGACAGAAAGAGATATGTCTATTGACGCTCAGCAGAAGAATGTGCAAAACATGGGTGTAGATCCTAAAATGAAAGTCACTGACGTTGAGTCTCAAGCCGCAGCTAATGTTAAGAAAAGAAAGTCTGACGATAATTTAACTTCAGACAATGACGGCAACTTAAAAGTAAGAAAAACTAACGTTAAAGTTAAAGTCAAGGGTAAAAAAGCAAAAGACGGATTGGTTGCCGACCCGAGCGCTCCGGGCTCTAGAGTTAAGGACGTTAAAAAAGTTAAAATGTCTGCTGGTAAAGGAAAAAGTAAAAAAACTGTTAAAGTAAAATACGACAAGCAAGGCAATGTTAAAAAAGAATCTACAAGATACGGAAAACTTGGCTTAAGCAAGAAAAAACGAACTAGCGCTTCTGTTGCCGTGGGCACTAAAGAAGGTAAAGACTTAAAAGGCGCTGCAGCCGCAGAGGCAATAGTAGCAAAACAAGGATCTAACATTAGAGGTAGAAAAAAGAAAGGTGGAGATTCCGCTTTAACTAAAAGAGGTTGTAAATCTAAAAAATATTAATTATGAAAAACTTTAAAATGCAAGGCTCTTCATTTTTTGGAAAGAACTGTAAGTGCAATGCAGATTCTAACAAATCACCGTTGAAAAAAAAGGGTGGTTATCATAAGGGTCAAGTAAGCGACGCTAAGCGCGAAGAAATGAACGACAATATATATTTAGGTAAAGGCCCGGCTAAACCAAAAGGAATGATGGACGCTAGACCTATGCCTGTTAAAAAAGGTCCTCACCCTGATTCAGACGCTCACATAGGCGCTGTACCAACCTTTAGTGATCAAATTGGTGAGGCAATAAACAATAGAAAGAATAAAAAATGATAAATAACTTACTTGGTGGAATATTAGGTAAGGTGGTAGATAACGCTGAAGGAATATTAGATAAGGTTATTACTACAGACAAAGAGCGAGAGGAGGCTAAAGCTAAGATAAAGCAAATGCTTTTAGATAGCGAAGCTAAGATGCAAGAAGAGGTTACAGCTAGATGGAAATCGGACATGCAGTCTGATTCATGGCTTAGTAAATCAATACGCCCGCTCGTGTTAGCTTGGCTAGTTATTTGCACTACGCTACTAATTTTTATAGACGCTGGTGTAATTATGTTTACAGTAGAGGACAAATGGGTTGATCTACTACAATTAGTATTAATAACTGTAATTGGGGCTTACTTCGGAGGTCGCTCGTACGAGAAAATAAAAAAATAAAATGGGGATTAATAATACACATACGTCATACGCTTTTGGACAACTAGGAAGCGTTTACACTACAGCTGGTAGTGATGCTATAAAACCACCAACAAACAAAGTTTTTGTTGCGATAACAATGCTTGCGGACACTGTATTTGATGCAGCAGGCGGTTTAATCGCAGACATACCTCTTACTGGATCTGATCAATATATTGGAACAGATCAACCAGCTCACGATTTAGCTGCAGGCTCTGAAACTACAGACGAAGGCTCTGGTGGTAAAGTTGTTGATTCAGTTGTTTTTCCAAAAGGTGTTACTATCTACGGAAGATGGACTGAGATTGACGTAAACAGTGGTTCAGTTGTAGCTTATATAGGAGCGTAATGTTAGGTGTTGGCGGTTCAATAAGCTCTGTAGTAGAGAATAAGTACAATATATCTTTAAATGGAACTAGTGACTATATCAATATAGATAGCTTCACCCAACATGCTGATCTTGCTAACGGAATGGCATGGTCTTTAGCTGTATGGTTTAAAGGTAATGGTAACGCAACATCAGGCGCTCACACTAATATACTTTTCTCAGCACATTCTTCAGACGCGTCCAATAGACTTAGAATAGGCATAGATGCTGATGGAACTAAAGGAGTTTATTACTCGGATGCTCAAGCCACCCAAGCCGATATTGGAAACGTTGATTTAGACGATGGAAACTGGCATTTAGTTATAATATCTAGACCCTCTGGACTTAATCAAACATTAACTGTATATATAGATGGTAATTCCGCTGGTTCAGTTGCTAACACAGAGGTGTTGTGGGATAATGATTTAACTTTTGCTAGCATTGGTCAAGAATACGATCCCGCAAGTCCAACTGTTGCCACTGACTTCTTTGGCGGCGAAATAGCACAATTAGCTTTTTGGAAAACAGAGCTGCTAAGAGACGACGTTAGTGCTATTTATAACGCTGGTAGAAACGCAGATTTAAACGCTCCTCAAACAGGCTATCAAAATCATAGCTCAATAATAGGTTATTGGAAAATGGGTGATGGTTTATTTGACGATAGAGTTAACGGCGTTATTCAAAATCAAGCCAATCCTGGTTTTGGAAGCGAACTATTACTTAACAATAGTTTTGATGAGTTAGGTGGAGAATTAATTACTAACGGTGATTTTTCAACAAGTGGAGATGTAACAACGGATAGTTTTAGTTTAGGTTGGAAAACAAGTGCTTTAGACAACTTAGGTGTATCAATAGTTAATAATCAATTATTATTATCTAGACCTGTAGGCGAAAACACTGATTACGGGAGAGCCTACGCTACTAATGGAGTCAACTCTATAAATGTAAAACCTTCAGATCACTCAGGAAATCTATTTAAGTTAGAGTTTGAAATTGTAGCAAAAACAGGAACTCCTACTTTAAGATGGTATAACAACGGATATGTTACTTTTACCGACACTACTTTAGGTAAAAAAACAATATATTTTACTTCATCAACAAATAGATTAGTTGTATTTAAGCAAGAACACGAAGGCTCTTCTATAACTTTAGATAATATATCGTTGAAAGAAGTAGATCCTAATGGCAGGTGGAATTTAGGTACAGATTGGAGTATAGAAGATGGTGAGCTTAAAGCTAGTACTCCAGGAGGAACTACAGCAACGGCTCAAGTTGTAGATGGATTTACAGCTGGTAAAACGTACAAACTAAGCTTTGATGCCCCAACTGTTACGCAGGGATTTTTTAGAGTTTATGCTTACGTTGGATCATCTGGAACTTTTACTAGAGTTCTTGCAACTCCAGAAAGAGAAACTGGGCGATACGAAGCAATATTTGAGTTTGGTGGATCAGATAAAACTTTTAGATTCTACGGCTCTCCTGTCGGTGGTGATCTAGCAATAGGCTCAATAAATGACGCTTCGTTAAAACAAATAAACGACGCGGCAGGAATAGTAACAGGAGCTACTTTTGTAGCAGATAATTAACTTACTATTTTAAAGAGTAATAATAAATAAAACTAATTAAATTAAATTATGGGAAAATCAATAGACTTGGCTGCTAAGCCAGAAAAAATCACAGACGAACAGTTAAAAGAGGTTCAGCAGGTAATCTCAACATCAAACCAGATTAAGCTAGAAATAGGTAACTCTGAAGCTAGAAAGCATATGCTGCTTCACGAGTTAGATTTGATCAATAAAAAGATGAGCGAAATTAATAAGACGCTTGAGGAAGAATATGGCAAGATGGATATTGACATTAACACTGGAGCAATAAAATACCCAGAAGATGAGCAAGCTGATTCGTAAAATAACAATAGGTAAAGATTATAAAATAGATGCTATGCATTACTCCGTAGGCCAAGAGGTCTATGGAGGGCATACTATCTGTGACATTATAGAAGAAGACGACAAGTACTCTATATATATAAAAAAAAGAAAAGACGTACTACCTTGGAAAGATTTCAACAAGAACATGGCAGTGTCTGTAGAGTATAATCTAGAGTACTAATGAAAAGCGTTTACGGTTTTGTTGTAAGGCCGTTAGGGTCTAGATACAACAACACAAAGTCTGTAGGTGATAAAGAGTTAATTGTAAACTCTGAAAACTTTAATCATCAATTTGTTAACAGAGAAGCTGAGGTTATAAGCTGCCCAATCATTAACAATAACATGGGGATAAATCCTGGTGATATTGTAGTGCTACACCACAACGTCTTTAGAAGGTGGGAGGATCAGTACGGCAACGAAAGAAATAGTAAGAACTATTTTCACGAAGACATGTATATAGTCTACCAAGATCAGATATTTTTATTTAAGTCACAAGAAAAGTGGAAAGCTCCCAAAGGGTATTGTTTTATTCAGCCTATAAAAGACAATAAAGATTTTGCTGTAGAAAAAGAAAAACCGTTAATGGGTGTAGTTAAGTATTCCGACGGCACTGTAGACGTGGGAGACTTAGTAGGCTTTAGACCTAGCTCTGAATATGAGTTTATTATAGAGGGAAAAAGGCTATACAGAGTAATGTCTAATTTTATTACAATTAAATATGAATATCAAGGAGACGAAGAAGAGTATAATCCAAGCTGGGCATAGGGCTGTTGAAGAGCTTATTAAAGTAGCTAAAGAAGCCATTGTTGATAGTGGTGATGATATTACCGCTGATAGACTTAAGAACGCCGCGGCTACAAAAAAGTTGGCTATATTTGACGCGTTCGAGATACTTAACCGTATACAGGAAGAACAGGCTTTGCTTGATGGCAAGGTTGTAGAAGAGAAAAAAGAAAGAGTTTTTAAAGGTTTTGCTGAAGGTAGATCTAAATAATGTACGAGCAGAGTTTATATAAGATAATAAAGCCAATAAGAAGCAACACTATCAAAAGACTTAATAAGTCTAAAAAGTGGAGCTACGGCTATAGTAAAGAGCATGACGTTGTTGTTATATCTAAGACAGGTCAAATCGGTGAAATATACGATATACAAGGTTTAAAAATTGCCCTGCCTCCAGCTCCAAAAGATGTGTATAGCAACGAGCTTAATAGGTGGAAGCAGCTTGAAAAACCTTCTATACTAAATAAAATAAAAAGCATATTTGACTGGAGAGAATATCCTGAGGAGCAAAAAGAACAATGGTACGACTACATAGACGAGGAGTTCAAGCGCAGAGATGAAGGGTTTTGGTTTAACAATGGTGGTGTTGCCACGTATTTGCCTGGCAGCCATTATATGTATCTTCAATGGAGCAAAATAGACGTTGGTGCTCCAGACTTTCGTGAAGCGAATAGATTGTTCTTTATATTCTGGGAAGCTTGTAAAGCAGATGTTAGATGCTACGGCATGTGTTACCTTAAAAACAGACGTTCTGGTTTTTCATTTATGAGTAGCGCTGAAACTGTTAACCAAGCAACAATATCTAGCGACAGTAGATACGGCATACTATCTAAGTCTGGTGCAGATGCTAAAAAAATGTTTACCGACAAGGTTGTACCAATATCTATTAACTATCCTTTCTTTTTCAAGCCAATACAAGATGGTATGGACAGGCCTAAAAGTGAGCTTGCTTATCGTGTTCCTGCAAGTAAATTTACTCGTAAAAAAATTACGTCAAAAGAAAAGCTAGAAGACATACAAGGTCTAGACACTACAATTGATTGGAAAAATACAGGTGACAACAGTTATGATGGTGAAAAACTTAGCCTACTAGTTCACGATGAAAGTGGTAAGTGGGAAAGGCCTGACAACATACTCAACAACTGGCGAGTAACTAAAACATGCCTTAGGTTAGGTTCTAGAATAGTTGGCAAGTGTATGATGGGATCAACGTCAAACGCTTTAGACAAAGGTGGTGACAACTTTAAAAAATTATATAACGACAGTGATGTCACTAAAAGAAACGCGAATGGACAAACACGCTCTGGTTTATATTCTCTGTTTATCCCAATGGAATGGAACTATGAAGGTTTTATTGATGAGTATGGACGACCTGTGTTTAACACTCCAAGAGGAGAGACTCGTGGACCCGACGGTGAACTAATAGATATAGGTATAATAGAATACTGGGACAATGAAGTAGAAGGGTTAAAAGGCGATCAAGATGGTTTAAACGAATTTTACCGTCAGTTTCCTAGAACCACGGAGCACGCGTTTAGAGATGAAACGAAAAATAGTTTGTTTAATCTAGTTAAGATATACGAGCAGATAGATTACAACGAAGGGATAAGAAACTCTAACGCTGTTACTACAGGAAACTTTCAATGGCAAAACGGAATAAAAGACACTAAGGTTGTTTTTATACCAGACCCAAGCGGTAGATTTAAAGTTAGCTGGGTTCCTAGTATAGGTTTACAAAACAGACAGATAATAAAACAAGGTATTAAATTGCCAGGAAACGAGCACGTGGGTGCGTTTGGTTGTGATAGCTATGACATTAGTGGAACAGTAGATGGAAGAGGTTCTAACGGGGCTTTGCATGGCTTAACTAAGTTTTCAATGGAAGATGCTCCTGCAAACACTTTTTTCTTAGAGTACGTTTCAAGACCACCTACAGCCGAGATATTCTTTGAAGACGTATTAATGGCTTTAGTATTTTACGGTATGCCGTTGCTCGCTGAAAACAATAAGCCTAGACTTTTATATTACTTAAAGAGAAGAGGATACAGGGGATACTCTATGAATAGACCAGATAAAGTTTGGAATAAACTGTCTGTTGCTGAGAAAGAAGTTGGAGGTATACCAAACTCTAGTGAAGACATAAAGCAGTCTCACGCCGCCGCTATCGAGATGTACATAAACGATCACGTTGGTCACAAGGGAGATGGCAACTACGGTAACGTATACTTTAACGAAACCCTTAATGATTGGGCTAAGTTTGACATCAACAAAAGAACTAAGTTTGACGCCGCTATAAGCTCAGGGTTGGCCATTATGGCTTGCAACAGACATTTATACTATCCTAAATCAAGTAATACTAATAAAGTGAGCTTAAATATTGCTCGATATAAGAACGATGGTTTATCATCAATATTAATTAAAAAATAAGTATGGCTGAGTCAGTTGTAAAAAGTTATTTTCCTTCACAGGTTGTTAGTGACATAGAAAAAATGTCAAGCGAGTATGGTTTAAAAGTAGCTAAAGCTATAGAGCAAGAGTGGTTTAATGAAAACTACACTAACAATAGATATATAGAAAACAAAGAAAGATTTCACAAACTGAGGCTGTATGCTAGAGGCGAACAATCAATACAAAAATACAAAGATGAGTTGTCCATAAACGGTGACTTAAGCTACTTAAACTTAGACTGGAAGCCGGTGCCTATTATACCTAAATTTGTAGATATAGTTGTTAACGGTATGGCTGATAGATCTTACGATATAAAAGCTTACTCTCAAGATCCATACGGCGTAGATAAAAGAACTTCGTACATGCAGTCTATATTAGACGACATGCGAACTAAAGACTTTGCTGAAAAAGTTAGAGATACATTTAAAGTAGATATAACAGAAAACGAACCAGACACGCTGCCTCAAACAGAGGAAGAGCTAATGCTTCACATGCAGCTTACTTACAAGCAGGAGGTTGAAATAGCTGAAGAACAAGCTATAGCCGTACTGATGAAGGGCAATGACTACGATTTAATATCTAAAAGATTTTACTACGATCTTACTGTTCTAGGTATTGGAGCTGTTAAAACAGGGTTTAATACTTCAGAAGGAATTACCGTTGATTATGTCGACCCGGCTAACATGGTTTGGTCGTACACTGATTCGCCTTACTTCGATGATATATATTACGTAGGCGAAGTTAAAACAATACCTATAAATGAATTAGCTAAGCAGTTCCCTAACTTAAGTCAAGCTGAGCTAGAAGAAATAGCTAATAAGCCAAATAATAGATCTAGGTACGGCTATCAAAGAGTTAGAAACTCAAATAAAACAGACAACAATAAAGTTCAAGTTTTGTATTTTAACTACAAGACGTATATGAACGATGTTTACAAAGTAAAAGAAACAGGTACTGGCGGCGAAAGAGCTATACCGAAAAGCGACGACTTTAATCCACCTAAAGACAAGCAAGGAAACTTTAAAAGAGTGTCTAGGTCTATAGAGTGTGTTTACGACGGCGCTATAATACTAGGTACAGATATTATATTGAAGTGGGAGATGGCTAAAAACATGGTTAGACCAAAAAGTGACTTCACTAAAGTTAAAATGAACTATGCTATAGTAGCTCCTAGAATGTACAACGGTAGAACAGAATCTATTGTTAGTAGAATAACAGGTTTTGCTGATATGATACAGCTTACACACTTAAAGCTACAACAAGTAATGTCTAAAATGGTTCCAGATGGCGTTTATCTTGACGCGGATGGTTTAGCTGAAATAGACTTAGGTAACGGCACAAACTACAATCCTCAAGAAGCTTTAAATATGTTCTTCCAAACAGGTTCTGTTATTGGTAGATCAATGAACGCTTTAGGTGAGGGTAACCCCGGGGCTGTGCCTATTAGAGAAATACAGTCTGGTGGTGGTGGCAACAAAATGCAAGCGTTAATAGGTAATTACAACTATTACCTGCAGATGATGCGAGATGTAACTGGTCTTAATGAAGCTAGAGACGGTAGTACTCCTGATAAAAACGCTTTGGTTGGTGTTCAAAAGCTAGCTGCGGCAAACTCAAACGTAGCAACTAGACATATACTACAGTCTGGCTTATTCTTAACAGCGCAAGTAGCGGAAGCTTTATCACTTAGAATATCTGATGTTATAGAGTATTCTCCAACAAAAGACGCCTTCATACAGGCTATAGGAGCGCATAATGTAGCTACACTTGAAGAAATGTCAAACTTACACTTATACGACTTTGGCATATTCTTAGAGCTAATGCCTGACGACGAGGAAAAACAAATGTTAGAAAATAACATACAAGTAGCTTTAGGCCAGAAGCTAATAGACCTAGAAGACGCTATCGATCTTAGAGACATAAGAAATTTAAAGCTAGCTAATCAACTTCTTAAAATTAGAAGAAAGCAAAAAGCAGAAAGAGATCAAGAAATACAGCAGCAAAACATACAAGCTCAAGCCCAAGCTAACGCTCAATCTCAACAAGCTGTGGCTCAAGCTGAAATACAAAAACAGCAAGCTATGGTTCAGATGAACACCCAGCTAGAGCAAGCTAAGTCTCAGTTGAAAATGCAAGAGCTAGAACAAGAAGCTCTAGTTAAGAAAGATCTTATGAAGTATGAGTTTGAATTAAACATGCAGCTAAAAGATGTTGAAGCTAGAGCTAGCAAGGAAGCTGAGGTTACTAGAGAAGACAGAAAAGACGAAAGAACAAAAATGCAAGCCTCGCAGAAGAGCGCTTTAATGGATCAAAAAGAAAAAGGCAAGGGCCCGCAAAAATTTGAGTCGTCTGGAAATGACGTGTTAGGCGGAGGTATGCGATTGAATAAGTTTGATCCAAGATAACTATTAACTAATTATATTATATTATGGAAGAAGAAAAAAAAGAACCTATTGTTGAAGAGATTCAGCAAGAAACTCCAGAGGCTGTAGAACAACCTAAGGAAGAGGTAAAACAAGACTTTAGCAAGTTTGAATCTAAAGATGACGACTCTGTTTACAAAGTTGACTTGTCAACACCTAAAATAGAAGAGCCTGCTGTAGAAGAGCCTACCGAGGCTTTAAAAGAGATTGTTGAAGAAGTCAAGGCTGTAGAAGAGCAGCCTGTGGAGCAAAAAGTTGTAGAAGAAGTTAAACAATCAAGTGAAACAAGTAATGATTTACCTGAAGGGATAGACAATTTAGTTAGCTTTATAAAAGAAACGGGTGGGTCTGTAGAAGATTATGTTTCGCTAAACAGAGATTATTCTAAGATGGATAATCAAGATGCTTTAAGAGAGTATTACTCTAAGACAAAGCCTCACTTGTCAAGTGACGAGATTGATTTTTTATTAGAAGATAACTTTTCGTACGACGAAGAGATCGATGAAGAAAACGATATAAAAAGAAAAAAATTAGCGTTAAAAGAGCAAGTTGCCAGCGCTAAACAATACTTAGAAGATCAAAAAGCTAAGTATTACACCGAAGTTAAAACCAACAACACTCTGTCTAAAGAACAGCAGAAAGCGGTAGATTTTTTCAATCGCTACCAAAAAGAATCAGAAGAAAACCAAAGAACTATAGAAGAAAGATCTTCAAGGTTTCAACAAAAGACTGATAATCTTTTTAGCGAAAAATTCAAAGGTTTTGAATTTAACTTAGGTGAGAAGAATTTTAGGTTTAATGTTAACAATAAAGATCAAGTAAAAGAAGAGCAAAGCGACATCAATAACTTTGTTAAGAAGTTTCTTGACAATGACGGTAACTTGACAAACGCAGACGCATACCACAAATCACTTTACACAGCAATGAATGCCGACGCTGTAGCAAAGCACTTTTACGAACAAGGTAAAGCAGACGCTATCAAGGATAGTGTTTCGAGTGCTAAAAATATAGACATGGCTCCAAGGCAATCGCTTAGCGATGGTGTAGAGACTGGTGGTGTAAAATATAGAGTTCTTGGTGATGATTCTAATTCGCTTAAATTTAAAATTAAAAAATAACTCTAAAAACATTTAATTATGGCAATTACTAATAATGCTGCAACGTTGAATGCTGTTCCTGCTCCGCAGAAGCACACGTCGCAGTCTAATTACATTGACTTTACGAGCGACGCAACTAAAGGTTGGGCTCAACAACATTTACCAGACCTACTAGAGCAAGAAGCTGAAGTATTTGGTAACAGAACTATCTCAGGTTTCTTATCTCAAGTAGGTGCTGAAGAAGCTATGGCTTCTGACCAAGTTATTTGGTCTGAGCAAGGTCGTTTACACTTATCATACGTTGCAGACGCACACGCTTCTAACGAGACGTTTGACATTACTAAAGACGTAGACGGCAACAGTATGACAGGTTCTCACGCTATTAGAAAGAACGACTTAGTATTAATTACTAGTGCTACTAAAACTAAGAGAGCTATTGTTTCTAATGTTTCTACAGATACTATTACTGTTGAACTATTTGAAAACGCTACTTTTACTTCTCATTTTGCAGGCGCTACGCTTCAAGTGTTAGTTTATGGTTCTGAATATCAAAAAGGTGCTAATGGTAGAGAAGGAGCTATTGAGCCTCAGTTCAAATCGTTCACTAACAAGCCAATCATCGTTAAAGATAAGTATGAGATCTCTGGATCTGACACTACTCAAATCGGTTGGGTTGAAGTTTCTGGTGAAGACGGACAAAACGGTTACTACTGGTACTTAAAAGCTGAAGGTGACACTCGCGCTCGTTTCGCTGATTACCTAGAGATGACTATGTTAGAGTCTGAAAAAGGTGCAGCTACAAACGACGTCGATGATTATTTAACTGTTGACAGTGTGGCTTCTACTGGTAAAGTAGGTACTGAAGGTTTATTCTCTGCTATCGAAACTCGTGGCCACGTTACAACTGGTATTACTGGTGTTAACGCTGCTACTGATCTAGCTGAATTTGACGCTATCTTAGCTGAGTTTGACAAGCAAGGTGCTATTGAAGAAAACATGATGTTTGTAAACAGAGACGTGTCTCTAGCTATGGACGATATGTTAGCTTCTATGAATTCTTATGGTGCTGGTGGTACATCTTACGGTGTATTCAACAACTCTGAAGATATGGCATTAAACTTAGGCTTCTCTGGTTTCCGTAGAGGATCTTACGATTTCTATAAGTCTGACTTCAAATATTTGAACGACAAAGGAACTCGTGGAGGTTTAATTGATGCTGTTAACGCTATCCGTGGGGTTATTGTACCTGCAGGTGTATCTTCAGTTTACGATCAGCAATTAGGTAGAAACTTAAAGCGTCCGTTCTTACACGTTCGTTATAGAGCTTCTCAAATGGAAGATCGTAAGATGAAAACATGGGTGACTGGATCAGTTGGTGGACAATTCACTTCTGATTTGGATGCTATGGAAATGCACTACTTATCTGAAAGATGTTTAATCGTTCAAGGTGCTAACAACTTCATGTTAATGAAGTAAGCAACATTACTTAAAGGGGAGATTAAGTTCTCCCCTTTATTTTTTTTTATTAACTATTATTATATTATATTATGGCTAAAAAGCAAACCGCAGCAAAAGCTGCACCTAAGGTTGAAGTAGAACAACCAGAAATTAAAGCTACAAATAAAATGGTTGAAGTGGCTATTGAAAAGCCTCAACCAAAAAAACCTGAATGGGAAATAAAAGATAGAACTTACTATCTAGCAGAAAATAGAAGTCCACTAAGCTACAAGCTTAAAACAACAAACATTTATTATTTTGACGAAGAAAAAGGATACGAGCGCGAGCTTAAGTATACTTCTAATCAAAGAACACCGTTTGTAGATGAATTTGTTGGCGATGGAAGATTAGAGCACGTTATATTTAGAAACGGAGTTTTAACAGTGCCAAAATCTAAAACGGTGCTTCAAAAAATGCTTTCTTTATATCACCCTCAAAAAGGAGTTGTATTTCACGAGATAATGCCTCAGAAAGAAGCTGCTAGTGAGTTAGACTTCTTAGAGTTCCAAGTTGAAGCGCTAGGTATAGCTAAAGATTTAGATATTGACACTGCTGAAGCTGTTATGCGTGTAGAGTTAGGATCTAAAGTGTCTAAGATGAGTTCTAAAGAGCTTAAAAGAGATTTACTACTATTTGCTCGAAGTAATCCTGCTTTGTTCTTAGAGCTTACTACAGATGAAAACGTAACGCTTAGAAACTTTGGTATCAAAGCTGTTGAGTTTGGAATAATTAAATTATCTCAAGATCAACGTACATTCATTTGGGCTTCTAACGATAGAAAACTAATGACAGTACCTTACAACGAGCATCCATACTCAGCTTTAGCCGCTTGGTTTAAGACTGACGAAGGCTTAGAGGTATATAAGAGTATTGAAAAGCGCTTAAACGTGTAATTACTTTATGGAGGAGTGGTTGTTCGTTGAGCAGCCACTCTAATCCATAAAAAAATATTACATGGCCGTAAATATAGACACAGTATATCAATCAGTATTAGCGCTAGCAAACAAAGAACAAAGAGGTTATATAACGCCGCTTGAGTTTAATCTACTAGCTAGCAAAGCTCAAAGAGAAATATTTGAGCAGTATTTTTACGATATAAATAAATTCAATAGGATGCCTGGTAACTCAACAGAGTTTTCAGACATGCTTCATATATTAGAAGAAAAAATAGCTCCGTTTAAAATAAATGACGCAGCTTTAACAGGTACGCTTAGTTATACTGACGATTTTGAATTAGATATAACGGATTGGACTATTAATAATAGCGCGAACGGAAATGTTTCTCACGTAGCTCCATCTTCCGCTAACAGTTACAATGGTGGTATGAAAATTCTTCAAAACGCAAACTCAGGTATTATAAGTGCTCAGGCTGCAATTGGAAATCTTACGGCTGGTAAAAAGTATAAAGCAAGCTGGACAATAATAGACATGAGCGAGCCTCAAAGGTACGGAGTGGCTCTTTTCGATGCAGGTTCAACCCATACTCTATATGATTTTTACGATCCTAGTGTAGGAGCTTTTAGTTTTACGTTTGAGGCGGATAGCTCTAATAACTATATAATAAGATTTGTAAACTACGACGTTAGTGATGCTGGTAAATACATAACAGTTGGAGAGGTAAAAGTAGAAGAAGTTGATAACGCTACGTTAGCTAACAACGTCTATAGATTAGGTGACGTGTCTTGGACTAAATCTGGGGCCGCATATCCTACAATAGTGCCTGAGGTTACGGCTAATCAAATAAAAAAATATAACGTTTCGCCACTAGCAAGGCCAACAAGCTCAAATCCTACCTATGTTAGGACTGGTGAAACATCTATAAAGCTATATCCAACACCAAGCTCAACAGACACTGTAACTTACAGCTACGTTAAAACACCAACAGATCCTTATTGGGGTTATGTTGTTGTTCCTAGTTCTAGTGGCGGTAATGAATATCCACTGTACGACGCCAACAACTCTACTAATTTTGAGCTACATGAATCAGAAGAAACGACTCTAATAAATAAAATATTAGAAATGTCTGGCGTTATAGTTAAGCAGCCTGATATAGTACAGTATGGTAATACAAAAAATACTGAAGAATTTCAAAAAGAAAACTCGTAAAACATGGCATTAATAACACAGACAGACTCTCAGTATTACGGTGGTAGCGACTTAGGCAACTATCAGTTTACTTCTTTGCAAACTATTATAGATCAATTTATACTAGCTTACGTAGGTGAAGATAAGATTATATCTAAAATAAGAAGGCCAGACGTAGTTTTTCATGCTCAAAGAGCAATGCAAGAGTTTAGTTTTGATACTTTTAAATCTATAAAAGCTCAGGAAATAAAAGTTGGAAACACTTTAACTATGATGTTGCCTAAAGATTACGTTAACTACGTTAAGATTTCTTGGGTTGATAACTCAGGTATTCATCACCCTTTGTATCCTAACAGAGACTCGTCAAATCCTAGTAGTATAATCCAAAACGCAGATGCTACTTATAGGTTTGACCATAACAGTGACGGTGATACAAGCGACGCGGGTGAAGACACTTTAAACTATAACTCTGAGTCTCACAGTTGGAGTAAATACAAATCTGGCACACCACCAGAAAATCAAAACGAAGCGTTTGAGTATGATGAAGAAAACATATACTCTTATAACGAAGGAAGAAGATACGGTATAGATCCAGAAAGAGCACAGTCCAACGGTACTTTTTACATAGATCCTAAAACTGGCAGAATACACTTCTCATCTAACATGACTGACCAATACGTTGTGCTTGAGTATATAAGTGACGGCTTAGGAACAGAGGAAGAAATGAAGGTTCACAAGTTTGCTGAAGAAGCTATGTACAAAAATATAGCATACGCTATACTATCGACTAGAGCTAATACACCGGAGTATGTAGTTCAAAGATTTAGAAGAGAAGCTTATGCTTCAAAAAGAATTGCAAAACTTAGATTGTCTAGCTTAAACTTAAACGAACTAGTTCAAGTTATGAGAGGTAAATCTAAACATATAAAACACTAGTAATATGGCGGAGTTGAAGAGAAACTTCATGCAAGGTAAAATGAATAAAGACCTTGATGAAAGGTTAATACCTAATGGAGAATATAGAGACGCTTTAAACATAGAGGTAACAACTTCTGAAGGATCTAATATAGGCTCTGTTGAAAACATTATAGGTAATAAATCTTTAAACTTAATTCAATTTAGAGAACCTTTTTATGACGGTGAACAACAAGCTTTTGACAGGGACGGCCTGCCGATAGGGTTTGGAAGTACTACATCTGGACCGTACACTACAAGCTTTAGTTCTGCAGCTGAAGTTGTTGCTAGCGTTAGTGATGAAAGAACTGGTAATGTATATTGTTTTACCGGTAGTGCGTTGAGCTACAAAACAACAAATGATATAGATGGCTCAGGAACTCACTTATCAGGAATAAAAACAGATGTTATATTTGAGTATAACGATAAAACTCAACGTTTAGATTATATATTCGTAGATGTATACGCTTCAAAAAGACAGTGGGGCTTATTTAACGGTGGTCAAATAAATGCTAAAGCAAATATCACTAGCGCAGGAGCTCAAACGGCTAGCGCTGGTGTTACTGAGATAAGATTATATCAATCAGCTTATTGGAATTACTTAAACGGTCTTGAAGTAGGCATGACTGCAAAACTTCTTAATTCTAACGGAACAAACTTATGGGCCGAAGAAGGAAAAGTAGTACTTAAAAGCTTTACACCAGTTTATGATGACGTAAGTCCATACATAAAAATAGTACTAGACAAAGAAGTCTCTAACACAGATAACGATAATATTTTATTTTTTGAAAAAGAAGAAAGGTTATTAAACTTTGTTACAGCGTTTGACGAAAGCCCCGACAACAATGTTGCTGTAAATTTATTAGATGAAACATATTTAGATTCTAGCGGAACTGTAACCAGCTATACGCCGTCTACGTATATACCTAGAACAAACAAAATTACAGCTGTTAACGTTTTTGACGGCTTGATTTATTTTACTGACGGTAGATCAGAACCTAAAAAAATAAACATAGAAAGAAGTAGAATAGGAACAAACAACAGTCTATATAAGACAACGGAGTTTTTATATCAAGACCATCTTCAGGAATATCAGAGATCAAAAATGAATTTAGAAGATGTTACGGTAATAAAAAGATCTCCTCTTCAAGCTCCAGACATGGATCTTCACAACACTTTAAAAATTGGAGATACTAGCAGGGTTGGTATACAAGCTATTGATCTATCTAGTTTTTCCGCTGGAGACCCTATTACTGGTGGTTTGACAATAATTGAAAATCAAGAAGGAAATCTTATAAAGCCTTTAAAAGATTTAGCAGCTCCTAATGATAATAGAGGTTGGGGTGATGGAGACAAAATATTACTACAGTCGTACAACGTTAGTGACAATGGTGGCTTTGAAGTTACGCTAAAGATAGTAAGTTATAATTATGCAGCTGGGACTTTTACAGCTGAATTTGAATCTGCTAACGCCGCTTATATAGAAGCTGTTGATGTAGGCGCTATATCTTGGGAAGCTTCTTTAATTGAAAAAGTAGAGCCTTTATTTGAAGAAAAGTTTGTTAGATTTGCTACTAGATGGAGGTATAGCGATAACGAGGTTTCTGCCATATCACCATTTACTAACGTAGCTTTCATACCTAAAGGATTGTACTCTTTTTCCGCTAAAGAAGCGTTCAACACGTCAATGGTTAACGATGTTAGGAAAATAGTGCTACATCGATTTATTCCTTTTGATATACCAAAAGAAGTTGAAGAAGTAGACGTATTATACAGAGAAGATGGAAATACAAACATATATCTTCTTAAGACTATAAAGAGAAAAGATAAAAGACAAGCTATAGAAGGAGGAACCACTGTATATCCTTGGGTTGAAGATGGACCTTTGGGCTCAAGCTGTCGGGACAAAGGTGTGTTGGAAGTTGTTGGTTCTACATACGGAAGCGTTATACCCTCAAATCAAATATTAAGACCTTTTGATAACGTTCCAAGAAAAGCTAAAGCTCAAGAGATCTCAGCTAGTAGACTTATATACGGAAACTACACTCAAGGCTACGACTTAGTAGACTCTACTGGAAGCAATATAGATTTATCATTTATAAATTGGAACGGCGGTAAAGGAGTGGCTTCTGTTAGAAATAGATCTACTGAAAGTATTAATTCAGTGAACTCTAGAGGCGCTCTTTCTATAAAGAGTGGAAGAACATATACTTTAGGCGTTGTGTATAAAGATAAGTTTGGTAGAGAGTCTTCTGTGTTGATAGGTGAAAACTCATCTATTCAAACGCCTTACAGCGATTATGATCCTCGTTTAATATCAGTATTTTTAAATAATCCACCTCCGCCTTGGGCAGAGTACTTTAAGTTTTTTGTTAAAGAAAACTCTAACGAATACTACAATATATCTTTATATAGAGCTTTTTCCTCTAACCCAACTGAAGACAACAAAACAACAGAGTGCTGGTTGATATTTAATTCGTCAGATAGAAATAAAGTTTCAGAAGGAGATTATTTAATACCTAAAATGGCGCATAGGTTTTCTTCACCAACCCCAGCTTCTGCTAACGTTGAGTTTAAAATAATAGAAATATCTAACGAAACTCCAAAAGAGCTTTTTGACGGAGATGATGCTGCGCCTGGTTTTGATCCTTCAGTAGATCAAGATGGAAAGTTCTTTGTTAAAGTAAAAAACTCAGCTACTCTTACTGGGGCTGTGGGTATTAACACTGGAGATGAAGAATGGTATAATTGGTTAAATCCAGGTATAGCGTCTCCAGCTTCAGCCGTGTTTGAGGTTAAGCCAGATCCAAAAATTGATATAGATGTATTTTACGAAATACCAAGAACATATCCTATTAAGCTAACTTACGATAATGTAAACAACTGGGCAACTGTTGGAGACAGGGTGTACATATATTATAAGAGTATTCCAAGCTCAGCTATAATACCCGACTTTTACAATGGCGAGTTAGATGGTGGTAGTGTTCCTGCGGGAATGTCTTCCCCAGGCTATAATCTTCTTAGTGTAGCCATACAGTCTATCGAAGGACCTAGAGTAGCTGGAGGATTAACTAAAGTAGTTTTAGATACAGATATAACGTTTCCAGCTTTACACGGTGCGCCTGCGCCAGCAGCAAATACTCTTGCTAAGCCTGGAAGCGTTCACATAGTAAAAAAAGACGGTAGTAAAGTAGTTGCTAATTTAGCTCCTCCTGTAGGGTATGCTCAGTATGGTATAGGTGGAGCAACAAACACGATATATTTAAAATCAGACACGGTACATAACAACAGTATATACCTACCATTCTTTAATTGCTTTAGCTTTCATCAAGGTGTTGAATCTAATAGAATTAGAGATGATTTTAATGCTACAACTATCGATAATGGCGTTAAAGTTTCAACTACTTCAGAAAACTATAAAGAACAACAAAGAAAAAATGGATTAATATTTTCTGGTATATACAACTCTAAAAACGGCGTAAATAACTTAAACCAGTTTATTACGGCTGAAGGTATAACAAAAGACCTAAACCCTCAGTTTGGTTCTATACAAAAAATGAACTCTAGAGACACTGATATAACTGTTTGCTGCGAAGACAAGGTAGTTAAAGTGCTAGCTAACAAAGACGCTTTGTTTACGGCTTCAGGCGCAAATCAGGTTACATCTACTAAAAATGTTCTTGGTCAAACTGTACCTTATCAAGGAGAATATGGTATAGGAAAAAATCCTGAATCTTTTGTTACCGAAGAATATAGATCTTATTTTGTAGACAAAGCTAGAGGTGCTGTTATTAGATTGTCAAAAGATGGCTTAACAAACATTGCGCTAGCTGGTATGGGCGATTATTTTGGAGATACTTTAAAAACGGCAGAGGCTTGCGTAGGCGCTTACAATAGAGACAAAGGTGAGTATGATTTAACAATATACTACGACTACACCTCCGCCACTCAACCTACAGCTAGAGCTAAAACTATTTCGTATAACGAGTCTATTAAAGGTTGGTCCAGCTTTAAGTCTTATTATCTAGAGTCTGGAGTTTCTTTAAACAATACTTACTACACGTTTAAAAAAGGGGAGACATACGAGCATACTGAGTCGGCAACTGTAAATAACTTTTACGGCGTGCAGTTTTATTCTAGTATTACTCCTGTAGTAAACGAAATGCCTAGTAGTGTAAAAAGCTTTATGGCTGTAAACTATGAAGGAACTCAAGCTAGAATACTAGAGTTAGACGATGACTCAACGCATGACCTTTTAAGTCCGGGTTATCAAGAGTACTATAATAATACAGCTAGAAGAGGCTGGTATTTAGATTCTATAACAACAAACAAGCAGACAGGTAAAGTTTTAGAGTTTAAAGAAAAAGAAGGTAAGTGGTTTAACTACATTCACGGTGATAGCTTAGTTTTTGACAATAGCGACTACGCGGCAGCAAACTTAGATACTCAAGAGTTTTCCGTGCAAGGTCTAGGTAGAGCTCAAGGCATAGAAGGTGTTGCAGCTGGAACTTATACTATAGCAATAGACGTTAATCAAATAACTGGCACAGGATACACTGTTACTGGATCTTCAGCAACTATTGTAGAAGGAACAAACTTAAATACGCTAAACGGCCAATTAACTATAACATGGACCCCAGATTCATGCTATGAAATAGATGTGGACGATTTTGATTTTGCTGACAGTTTACCTAGTTGGATTGCTAGTTATAGCGATAATTGGGAGGCTGGAGACTTAGTGTACTCAAATGGATCTGCTCAAATATCATTTAATCTAACAGGTACTGCTAGTGGAGATTTAACTTTTGTGGCTGGAGACATTTTCTTTGCCAACGGTGTTGAGAACGTATGTTTAGATCATCAAGTTGACGTAGACGTAACTCTTCCTAACAACAACTATTCTTACAGTATATTTACTGATGACTACACATTGTACCAAGAAGGTTTGTCAGGCTCTTTGTTGGAAACAGAACTTGTTGGAACTTATACTGATAATGGTTCTGCTGCAAGTGTATTTTCTATAACATTTACGGCTTTCGATGGATATGTTATTCCATCTACAACCTCGTTTGATCCAACCACTAGTTTTGACGACAGTAATGACTGGACTGAAACTAAAACTTATACGTACAACGATAATGGCGATATAGTAGTTGTTAAATACTCCTACACATATCTTTTAACCTCGGGCAACACAATACCTAACAGCTCAACTCCTTTTGACAAGTACGTTTTTCCTAGCGTTACTATGGAGGCTTTGGTTGAAGAGCCTAGCTTTGTAGACGATAGTGAAACATTACAAATGTTTACTCACTTTGTTTCTGCGGGGACTGATGGTGGCTATAGTAGCTTAACTGGGATAAGTCAAAGCTCGCTGCCTATTAGTTACGTAGAAGGAAACGCTTTAAGCACAGCTAACGGTCATCAAATCGTGTTTTCTCCATTACCAGGTTATATACTTGTCGCGGCTAGTAATTGGTCTTTTTCTAGCTATGGGCAAGACGACATTACCAACGCTACGTTTGCGGATGGTCCAGATGGGACTGTAATAGCAACATTAACATTTGCTTCAGATCAGTACGCCGAAAGCGACAACGAATATTGGCAATTTGCTATAGCTGGAAATCCAGCAAACTTAACTACATCAGGTCAAGAAACTCTTAGGTATAGTAGTTTATTGTCTGTTGTTGGTGGATTAAATTATGAAAAACCTGAAGTTACGGTTACAACACCTAACGCTGGAGATACAGATGTAAGCTCGGTGCTTGCATATACTAGCGATGGTGGTGCATATGAAAGTGTTTCTTTTTCAATTGGCGGCGCTGGTGGTCTCAATACAGCAGGATTAGTAGAAGCTTACGATTTTGGTTTAACTCCGGCAAACAATCAGTACACCTTGTACACCGTAGCTTTATTGAATCCAGATGGCTGGAATAGTGATTTTGATTATTCTAGCACCGATTTTATAAATGTATATAATGGTATGCCAGGCTACTACTATATAGGAATATACGATTTTTCAACTACAGCAACAATAACTACTGACGTAAATACAGACGACACGCTAACGTTAACAATTAAGTTTACGCCACCTAGTCAAAATCTAACAGCACAAGATAACTCTTTAAATTTTTCGGAGGCAGTAGCTGTATTAATTAACTTTGCTAACTACGCTTAATAATTATGCCTAACTTAACATTAAAATTTAACGCTCATATAAACGACTCTGTGCAAGTTGGAGATATATTGTTTTATTCTCCAACAAGTAACACTGGTAACGTTAATACCGTTACAGCTTATAGCAATATAAAAAAAATGGGACCTATTCTTAATATAGTTAGAAAAGGTAGATCAGGAGGGTTTATAACTATAAACCACGACGCAGCTGTAAGTTTACCTACTACTAATGATTTTTTGTTTTTTAGTAAAGACAATAAAGCTAACTTAAGCTCTTTAATAGGTTATTACGCAGAGCTTAAGTTTATAAACACGTCAATAGAAAAAGCTGAAATGTATCAAATAGGCGTTGAAGTAAATGAAAGCAGCAAATAACATGTAATAATTTTATAGTAAACAAAACATTATGAATAATAAAAGCAACGATCCAATGCACTACAGTAATAGCCCTATGAAGTTTTTGGGCGCTGTAGCTCAGCTAGCTGGTGGTCTAATAGGTAGAGGTAAAAAGAAGGATGCCTTAAAAGCGGCTAATCAGCAAGCTCAAGATGATAAGGAGGCGTACAGAAACACAGAAATAACAAATCCATACGAAAACTTAGAAAACACTATGGAAGATCTAACTGTCAACACTCAAGAGGCGGAGTTTCAAAGAGACGCAATGCAGCAGCAGCAGGCTAACATGATGGGCAGTATGGAGCAAGCTGGTAGTTTTGACGCTGGTAATATTCAGGCTATGATGGGTGCGGCTAATCAATCCGCTAGACAAGCGTCTGCTAGTATAGGTGCTCAAGAGTCTGCTAATACTAAAGCCGCCGCGCAGGCGGCCGGCGCTAACCAAATGGCTAGGGCTCAAGGAGAATCGGAACGTCAAGCAAGACAAGCTGACATGAACGCAAACTTAATGAGCATGTCTAGAGAAGACGCAGCTAATGCTCAAGCTGCTGTTGATCAATCTACAGCGGACATTGTTGGTGGAGGCGCAGGTATAGTAGGTGGTGTTGCGAACATGTTCTCTGATAGGTCTATGAAAAAGAACATAAAGAAAGTTGGTGAATCTCCTAGCGGGCTTAACGTTTATAACTTTGAGTACAAAAACAAAAAGCACGGTAAAGGTAAGTTTCAAGGTGTTATGTCTGATGAAGTACCTTCATACGCCGTTGTTAGTAGACCAGGTAAGCCTGATATAGTAAACTACAATTTAATTGATGTAGTAGCTAAATCTATTAAGGGTAACAAAAAATAAAATATAATTATGGCTGAAGAAAAAAAAGACAATAAAACTTTCGGTAGTGGAGGGTCGTTTGGAGCTGGAACATCAGTTCCTGGAAGCTGGACGTCTAGAGTTGACTGGGGTAAAGTAGCTTCAGATTTAAAAAGCGTAGAAGATTTAATAGCTGGTAACACTGAAAGACAGTTAAGACGAAAAGCTGAGGCCCAAGAAGAGGGCTATGAAGACCGCAAGTCTATGCGTAAAGGCAAGAAAGTGGCTAAGCTTGAGGAAAAAAAGAAAGCCTTAAATTCCAACAGCAAAGAATACAAAAGACTAGAAAAGAAAGCTAAAAGAAAAGCGTCAAAAATAGACTACCTAGAAGACGCGGAGGTTGAAGAAAACACAACGCAAACAACCACGGGCGGCAACGAAAATACAGATAACGAAGATAATTTTACCTTCAACACAAACACTGTCAATAGAAGTCTATCACCACACGTAAAGCCCGGTGCTCCTATGCTAGATCGTGGATTTTTTCCATTAAGTTCTAAAAAAAATAAATCACCTATGAAGTTTGGTGGTGGTTCGGCTAGCCTTATTAGAAGCTACAGACAAAGCTCTCCAAGACAAGTTAATTACGGCAACATTAGATCTCAAATAGACGCCGTTGCAGACGCATACAAAAGTCAAGTTGAAGCTTTAGCTAAAAAAGAATTAGAAGCTTACGATATAAACGAAGCTAGCGTAGAGGGTTTTAAAGGCTTTGGTAATGGACAAAACATGGCCACAGAATACTTTACAGCTCAAAAAGAAGAGTTAGCAAGACTAAAAAACGAAGCTGCTAAAACAAGCTATAGAGGCAAAAGGTATAAAAACTTAAAGCTTAAAATGCAAGAGATAGAAGATAACTCTATCAACATGAACAATAGAATGAAAGAGCTTCAAGATGCTAAACTTGAATGGGTTACTGCAAATGGATATGGCCCTGAAGGAAACGGTATTAGCACTTACTCTAATGGTTCTAGTCAAGAAAATAAACACTACTTAAACGAAATATTTTCTAAAAACGCACCTGTTCAGATGACTGACGGGCAAATGATTTTTACTATTAAAGATCCAAACACAGGTGAACCAAAGCAAATGACTTTAGAGCAAGCTATGGAGGGCGTGTATAAAATAGACGAAAGAAGCAGAGACGCGTTAAAAAAACAAAGAGAAAGCTTACGCAAATCAGTTAAAGACAACTTAAGTTTTGACGAGGGCGCTATTAAATCAGACTTAGACTACATGCTTAGAGACGCTGGCGATAATCAGCTTATGTCTTGGATGTATGACGATCTAAATGGTACTGGCAGAAGTTTTGTAGAAGACTTTGCTGCAGCCAACACAGGTTTGAGCGAGGAAGACTTAAACCCTTCGTCAGATCTTTGGAAAAAAGAAGGCTTTGTAGATGCTTTAAAAGAAGAGATTAAAGAGTATTATTTAGAGATGTCTAGAAGTACTTATAACAAGTATCAAGAGGCAAGTAACAACAAGGGTAGTTACAGTGAGCCAACAAGTAATACTTTTGAAGAAGGATTTGAACAATTTTTAGAGTCAAATTCTGAATAAATCAAGTGATAATAAATATAGCCAAAGTGAGGTTACATCTTCGTCCGTAAGCTTTGCAACTAATTAGGACGTAGAAGAAGAGTAATTAAAAATTTATTATCATGCCTAGATATTCAGTAGACGATAAAGTCTATAACATTCCAGAAGACAAGGAACAAGCTTTTCTTGCAAAATTTCCAAAAGCAAAACTATTAAGCCCTTTAAAGCAATTAGAGGGAAACGAGAACGACGTGGAGACAGTAGATCCCAACGACACGTCGATGAATACGGGATCAGATGGGGAAGATACTTCTTCGGATTCACCAGAAGATGAAACTATATACAGAGGTGAAAATATAGAGGAAATCAATATTAGGCCTCAAATTATGACTCTTGAGACTTTTATCGAGTTAGCTTCAAACACAAAAGGTTATAAGGTTGAAAAAGGTTTATCAGAAGGTTTGAACACCTATTACTCTGACGATCCAAAAGCGGCAGAGTTAACTTTTGAAAACACAAACATGCTAGGCTTGGGCACAGACGGTATATTTGGTAAGAATCAAATAAAAATTAAGTCTGGTTATCTTTTAAGTGGATCTCAAAAAATATTTATACCCAAACAACCTTACAGACACCACGCTGATGAAGACGGAAACGTAACAGCTGGAGGTAGTAATAGAGAAGATTGGATAAAAGCTTACAACGCTTACGTCAGAATGACTGAGCTGCATTTCGAGGGAGCAAACTCAGCTCCAGAAACAGCTGAAGAAAGAGAAAACTTAAGAAAAAGAAACGACGAGTATACTAAAGATATAGCTCTACACAACATAAACTTTCAGTTAAAAAACGCTCTTGAGGTTGCTGAAACAGACGAAGAAAAACAAAGACTACAAGATGAGCTGCTTTTTAACGAGCAAAATCCCGAGGAAGTTAAAAACAACATAGACTTAGAGGCTTTAAGAGAAAAAGACATCTACGAATTAAACAAACAAAGGCTCGATGATTGGAACAACACTGTTGGGCAAGAGTTAGCTAATCAATATAGAGTAGAATACAATAGAGAAAATGATCCAAGAGAAGGCGGCGAAAACTTTGAAATAGAAAGAGAAAACTATATAAATCAAAAACTAAACGAAGAAAGAGCCGCGCAAAACCCTGAAGAAACCAAAGTAATAAAAGACTATGAAAAAGCTATCGAAAGGCTTCAAACTAACTCTGGGTTTAACATGGTTCAAAACTTAATGCAAGGTAAAATCGGTAGTACAACTCAACGAGGCGAACAAGAGTTTAACAATTTAGATTGGATTGGGGACAACAAGTTTGATATATTTAGAAACTTACCGTATAAAGATGTTAAGGCCCTAGCAAACGGCGATTTAGGTGAAAGTTGGCAAAGAAACTTTTTAGCTCAAGAAAAGCAAAAGTTGTTTAGCAAAAATATAGATGAACTAAACCAGCAGTCAGATCAACTAGAGCTAGCGGTTGATGATTTCGAGCAAGATAAAAAAGATTATGACGACTTAGTAGCTGACTATCAAGAAAGATCTACAGCGTTAAGCGAAGAATACGGTAGTATAGGATCTCAACTAGAAAGCGTACAAAAGTTGTTAGAAGGTGATGTTGAGGCGCTAAATGATTTTCAAAAAAGAATTGACAGTCAAACAGACGATTATCTTAAAGGAGAACTACAAAAGCTATATGACAGTAGATTTGAAGAATATAACCAAAGATACAACGAGTACAAAGAGCTTAGGGAAAGCGCCCAGCCATATTTAGAAAGAGCAAGGCAGCTTGAAAATGAATATCTTGATCTAGAATCACAAAGACAGCAACTAGAAGCTGAGGGTGGAGAGTTAGACTTTATGATCTCTAAAATAACAAACGCCGAAGAAAGATTATACGCTGAGTTTAGTTATGATGAATCGACTAAAGTTATAAATAGTGGCTTTAAGCTAGACGAAGACTACTACGAATGGAAGAACAAGAGAGTTACTGACAATACTGGTGTTTTTGGTAGCTCTAGAGACTTTGCAAATACTTTAGTAACTGGCCTTATAGGAGGTGGCCTCAAATTCACTGCCGGCACAGTGTTGTCTGCGACGGAGTGGTTAGGTAGTAAAGTAGAGGGTATAGGTGTTGACGCTGGTTTTTCTACTAGTGAGAACGTATACGACAAGTACGATTGGATAAATAATAAGTTTAATGGCTTAGTCGCCGCTTTAACTACGTTTGTACCGATAGCGGACGGAACTAATTTAAGAAAAGAAGGTCAATTTCTTGGAGGTTATAAGCACGCTATGAAAACTACAGCTAACATGTTGCCTTTTACAATACAAATAATAGTTTCTGCTAGAAAAGGTGATGTTACTAAAATGGGTAAACTATATAGCACTTTAGCTAAAAAAGGTGTAGACGCAAAAAAACTAACAGCACTAAAAGGTTCGGAAACAGCTTGGAGACTAACAATACATGACAACGTTCAAGAGGGTAAAGCGCTAGGCTTAGATGATGAAAAAGCTCAACAGTACGGTTTTTACGCTTCTGTAGCTACATCCTTGAGTCAGTTGATAATGCCAGACTTTAAGCTAGTAAGTGGATCAAGTAGGGTTCTGTCAGGATTAAAAAGCTCATTTGGAACTAATTTAAAAGCAGCTGTTAATAGAAAAGCCGCGTTAAACGCTGTTGGTCAATTTTGGTTAAACTACACAAGAGAATACACGGAAGAACTTACCGAACTTACTTTTCAAAACATAAACAAACACTCTTTAGCTTTAGGTCACGGTAGTATATTTGGTACTTTAGAAAACCATAGAGATATAGCCGAAAGCGTGCTTTTGCTAAACGGAACTTTACAAGGTACTAGCACAGCTATGGGTAGCGGAGATTATCAAGCGTTTAGAAATCAACTTTTCGATGGGTTTAGACAAAGAGGCTTAGATGTTGTTCAAGACATAGAAAACGACATGCTACAAGTTGCAGAAAAAATTAACATATATAGCGCAGCTGGAAACGATAGTAAAGTAGAGTATTTTACCGATCTATACAATAAAATGAAAAAGGGTAGAGACTTTTCTTTACTAATAAACAACGCTATAAACTTATCGCCTGAAAGCGTGACTGACGAGCAGTTAGATCTAGTTATACAGAAACAAGAGCTGCTAGCTAAGAAAAAAGAGTTAGACCCGGCTTTTGCAGGTATGTATGACGCAAACATTGAGGCTCTTGATGTTCAAATTAACAACTCTGGTGTAGCTCAAGTTACAGAAAAGATGTTTGATAGAACTACAAAAAACGCTAAGCTTATGGGCGAAAAAATGGGTATTGTAGTTAAGGTTTTCGGCGATAAAAATACTGACCCTTCAGCTGAAATAGAAACTTATTTATCAGAAAACACTAATTTATCTAAAGACAAAATCAAGCAAGCGGCAAGAGAGCAAGGTGGCGCTTTTACCGACAACAATGGAAACGAAGTTTTTATAGTCAACAAGAGTAAAGCTATGACTTCGTCTGGGGCAAATGTTGCCGCGCACGAGCTTTTACATAAGTTTATGGCTATGACAATGGCTGAAACTACAGAAGATGGTTTTATAATAACAGACCAAGATGGAAACCCTTTGCTTAACAAAGAGGCTGCGTTAGCAATACAACAAGGTTTAGGTGCAGAAATAATGAAGTTAAATCCTAAGCGTATAGCTGACTCTACTTTTTCAAGAAGAGTTGAAGCTTACCAGTCAGACCCATCTAGCGTTCAAGCTGTAGAGCTGTTAACGCTTTTTGGAGATGCATTGGCATCTGGAGATATTAAGTACGAAGAAAACGTATTTACTAAAATTGGAGACTTTGTTAGAAAAGCTACTCAAAAAATGGGTATGCCTATAACGTTTAGAACAGGAAAAGATGTATTTAACTTTTTAAGAGACTACAACGAAAGTATAGCTAAAGGTGAATTTACCGAGGCTCAAAAGAGCATGTTTAGATTTGGAGCAGAGCTTAAAGGAGATATTAGCAAACTTGCGTCTGATCCTAGAGTTAAAAAAGAAGTTTTAATAGAAAATCTTTTAGAGCAAGGAATATCTCAATATATTGTTGCTCCATCTGAAAGAACAAAAAACACAAAAGTTGGTAATTATCTTTCGTCTAGAGATTTAAACGACTTAAAAGACTTTGATAATTTTACTCAAAATCCTGACGGTACGCCTAAATACAGTACTCAAGAAGATTTCAAAATGTCAGAAGATTACTACAATGGCTATTCGTCTATAGTTGACTCTTCTGCTTTAGACGGCTTGATAATGGCTGGTATGACTGAAAAAGGTCTTAGAGGCGCGGCTATGGAAGACTTTGTAAGAAAAGTAAAAGAAGAGATAGGAGATAGATATTTAGGTAAAATAAATAAAAAAACAGGCGAAAGAGGTAGAGGTTTTGATATAGAAGCCACTAACGCTAGTTTGTTTGGCTGGATTACAGGTGTTGCTGGTGGTCAAGGTAAGTCTATTATATTTAGAGCTAAGGGTGACGTAATGAACCAATACAAAAAAGATAAAGGCGGCGATATTGTGTCTTTAGATAAAAGTATTGGAGAAGGTGCTACGTTTGGTGACATGCTTGTAGACGAAGGTAACAATATGATAAACACGTTTGAGCAGCAAAACCTTAGTCACACAGAGGCTAGAGAGCAAGCTGTTATACCTGGGGTTTTTGCTAGTGCATTTGGGTTAAACATGGAAGCCATATCAAACGCTATAGCTGAGTCAAACGTTACTTCTACTGGTTTAGCTTATGTAGACGCTAAGAAAGCTGTGTCTGATGTCCAGAAAGTAAAAAACAAAAAAGGAAAGCTAGTTGTGCCAACAAAGTCTTCTGATGTCGTTCCAACAGGACCGTTGTTCAATATAATGGAGATAGTGGCAGCGAAGTTTGGGGTACCAGCTAGTAGAGTTTTAGCAAATCAAACGCTTAACGATAAACTTAGGATTAACGCGCAGAATGCAATAAAAGAAAACTGGAAAGACCTTAGAGATCTTGCTTTACCAGAGGGTGAAACAGTGTCTGGTCAATCAACGTTAGTTGCTAATACTGGTCTTGGCGTGTTTTACAATAAAGGCGAACGAATATCAATGAAGCAAAGCGGTAGCGCTGTTGGTAAAGAGGCTCAAACAAAAAGAACTGATATAACTAAAGAGCAGTTTTGGGCGGAGTTTGGCATAAATCCAGATGGATCTTTTATGACCGGAACTAAGTTTGATAATAACATAAGAGAGCTTATAAAGCAAGCTGCAGCTATAACAGCTAACCAAGGCGTCAGAATGAACGACATCAAAAACGGTACAGCTGAAACAGCCGCTGTAGCTTTGTTTGGCGATGGCCGTAGCTCTATAGCGTTCAGTAAAGACTTTAGAATACTACCACCTGAAAAGCAAATATTATTTGTTAGTGAAATTCCACAAATATCTGCCATGTTAAACCCTTCAATAAGAAACGTATCAGACTGGAAGCAGGTTAGAGACGTGCTAGTTAGCGTTTTTGAAGGGTCAATACCTAAATCGTCGCTAGGCGGTATAGCGAAAGATATTGTAAAGCTAGCCAACTATTTTAAACCTGTCGCAGACTCTGGATTAGATCAAGATGGCTTTGACTGGAGTAATTATGTTGCTAATAGCTTTACTAGCGAGGCAGACAATATAACAAAGCTTTTAGGCATTGAAATAAATGGTAAAAAAGTTAAAGGCTCAGACTTATATGATGATATAGATTTAGTGGCCGCGGCAAGAAAAGTGCCTAGCGACATTGGTAAAGCCTTACTAAACACTATTAACCCAAGAACAGGGATAGAATATACTTTACCTGAAATAGCTAGAGTAATGGCTATATTAAAACCTATGTACGCTGGCGCTACTCAGATAGGTAGACAAAAGTTTAAGGTTGATGATAACGGAAAACTATATGAGGTTACGCCTGATCAACTAATGAAAGATGGTAAGCCTAGAACTAAGTTTAGCGATCAAAGATACCAAGTGTTTGACAGCGCTAGTGACTTTATGAAGTGGGGAGTATTGCAAATACCAGGTATGACGCAAGAAATATATGACGCCGCTAACACCAAACTTATACCTCAAACTAGTAAGTATGCTGTAGAAAAAGGAGATTACGATGCAAGTTTAGCGGAAGCTACGGAAGTTAGAGAAGTTATAAACATGGCTTTAAACGTGGTTGGAGACAATGACATAAGCTTAGCTATGTTTATGATTAGCGCAAACAGTTCTATGAAAGCGCCTATAAGAAGGGCTGCTAATTTAAAATATATAGCAGACAAGGTTAAAAATATGAATCCTAAACAATTAGGATCGCTAGCGGAGTACGAGCACATGATACCCGCAAACTACATGGCTATAAAAATAATACAAGAGCATAAAAAAGGCGGTATAAAAAACATTAACGAGTTTTACAAAGACTACACTGTAGCTGTTATACCTAAAACAATGAATGACGTTTTAAATGCTCAAGGATTACAAAGCTTAATGAATGCTGGTTATCAATTTGGGGTTGATCCTAGTTGGTTTAGATACTACAACTCTTTAACTATACCTTTTGCAGAACTTGAAACTATTAGAGACATAAGCACTGGCGAGTTAATCGGAGAGCCTTATACTAGAATAGAGATAGATAAAAAAATAGAAAACGCTAAAAAGTACACCAAGGCTAGAAACAACATACTAGCAAGTAGAGACATAAAACCTAACGGCGCCTCTGTTTTTGACTTTGACGAAACACTTATTATCGATGGCGACAATTTTATTATAGCTACAGATCCGGCCACTGGTAAAGAAACAAAAATAAGCTCTGGTGATTGGCCCGTAAAAGGACCTGGTCTTGCCGAAAGAGGATTTACTTTTGATTTTGCAGATTTTGTAAATGTAAGAGGTGGCGTAGAAGGACCACTGTTAAACAAACTTAGAAACAGAATAGCTAAATACGGACCTAAAAACAACTTTATACTTACGGCTAGGCCCGCCGAGTCTGCCGCGGCAATATACGAGTGGTTAAAAACTAAAGGTATTAATATACCTTTTGAAAACATAACTGGTTTAGGTAACAGTACAGGTAAAGCTAAAGCTGATTGGCTAGTGGACAAATATTCCAAAGGTTACAACGATATATACTTTGTTGACGATGCTATAAGTAATGTTAAGGCTGTTAAAGAAGCTTTTAATTCGCTAGACATAAAAGGAAGCGTTGTTCAAGCTAAAATAAACTTTAGTAAAGACATAGACATAACGTTTAATAGAATTTTAGAAAACACAAAAGGTGTTGGGGCTGAAAAAAGATTCTCAAGAGTTGAGGCTAGAAGGAGAGGCAAAAACAAAGGTAGGTTTACTTTCTTTGTTCCTCCTTCAGCAGAGGACTTTGCGGGCTTACTTAGATACTTTGCTGGAACAGGAGCACAGGGAGACGCTGACATAAAGTTTTTTGAAGAAGCTTTAATAAAGCCTTTTGCTAGAGCAGACAGAGCTATGAGCCAACAAAAGCAAGCTATTAGAGACGATTATAAAGCTTTGCAAAAAGAATTCCCTAGCGTAAAAAAGATACTAGGCAAACTTACAGATGGCGGCAAATACACTTACGATATGGCTGTAAGAGTTTACTTATTTGACAAGGCTGGCTACGATGTTCCTGGATTATCTAACTCAGCTAGAATTAATATGGTAAACATAGTCAAGCAAAATCAAGAGCTTAGAGCTTACGCTGATGCGTTGGGTAAAATATCTAGACAAGAGCAGGGTTATTTAGAGCCCACTGAAAATTGGGACGTTGAGAACATTGCCTTTGACTTACAAAACGCCACTGGTAGAATTGGTAGAAAACAGTTTTTAGCTGAGTTTTTAGAAAACAAAGATATAATATTTTCGCCAGATAACTTAAACAAAATCGAAGCTATATATGGTAGCAACTTTAGATCAGCTCTAGAGGATATACTGTATCGTATGGAGACTGGACAAAACCGTAGAAGAGGTGCTACTAAATTTGAAAACGCGTGGAACAATTGGATTAATAACTCTGTTGGTGCTATCATGTTCTTTAACGCTAGATCCGCCGTTCTACAAACATTATCAACTGTTAACTTTGTTAACTTTGAAGACAACAACGTATTCGCCGCTGGTAGAGCTTTTGCTAATCAAAAACAATACTGGTCTGATTTTAGTTTCTTGTTTAACTCTGACTTTTTAAGAAACAGAAGAGCTGGTTTAGCTACCAACGTAAACGAAGCAGAACTTGCTAACGCTGTTGCTGGCGCTACAAACAAAGCTAAAGCCGCTTTAAGCTATTTACTTAAAATAGGTTTTACACCGACACAAATAGCGGATAGCTTCGCTATTGCTTCTGGTGGCGCTACATTTTATAGGAACAGAGTTAACACGTACTTAAAACAAGGTATGTCTCAAGCTGAAGCTGAGTCTCAAGCTTTTTTAGACTTTCAAGAAATAGCAGAGGAAACTCAACAGTCGGCTAGGCCTGACAAAATATCGCAACAACAAGCTTCCAATTTAGGTAGAATTATACTAGCGTTTGCAAATACACCAATGCAGTACAACAGACTTATAAAGAAAGCGGCTGGTGATTTAATAAATGGTAGAGGCGACTGGAGAAGCAACGTTTCAAGAATAGTCTACTATGGCGCTGTTCAAAACTTTATATTTGCAGCCATGCAAAACGCGTTGTTCGCTTTAGCTTTTGATGACGACGAAGAGTTAACAGAAGCACAGCAAGCGGCTAAAGATAGAACCGAAGACACTAAACACTCTAGAATATTAAATAGTATGTTTGACTCTTTAGCTAGAGGATCTGGTATATATGGAGCTGCCCTTGCTACTCTTAAAAACGCGATTATAAAATACATAGAAGAAGATAACAAAGGCTGGAGGGCGGACTATGCTCAGGTTGTTATCGAAGCTTTAAACGTGTCTCCACCGCTTGGGTCAAAAGCTCGAAAACTTTACTCTGCAGGTAGAACCCGTAAGTTTAGTAGAGATGTAATGAACGAAATGTCTATGTTAGACTACGATAATCCTGGTTGGCAAGCTGTTGGTAATGTTGTTGAAGCTACAACAAACATACCTATGGCTAGAGCTATACGTAAAATAGACAACTTAAGAGAAGCTTTTAACGAAGACAACACTAACATGCAACGTATGATGTTGTTCTTAGGTTGGAGCGCTTGGGACTTAAACGTTGGAACTGAGGTTATTAAAAACGAAGGTAAAGAAAACGAGTACGTAGTTACATTAGACACCAAACGTATGAATCAGCTTAAGGTTGAACAAGAGCTTGATGCTAAAAAAGCTAAAGATCGAAAAGAACAAGCTGAAAAGAAAAAGCAAGAAAAGAAAGAACAAGAGGTTAAGGAAAACGAGCAAAAAGTTCAAGAGAATATTGAAAAGCAGAAAAAAGAAGGTGAAGACGCTACTTGTGCCGCTATAAGTTCTAAAGGTAATAGATGTAAAAGAAAACCAGTTAAAGATGGGTTTTGTACTGTTCACGAAAAAGTAGAGCAAAACGAAACTGGAGAGAAAAAACAGTGTACGCATATTAAGCCAGATGGCAAAAGATGTAAAATGAAAACTAATTCTAAATCTGGTAACTGTTACTACCACGATTAATATGTAATAATAAAATAATGGCAACGGTTGACAAAGAAATAGCATTAATGCAACAGAGAATGGATCAGATGGACAAGAAGCTCGACAAGATGGACGAGAAGTTAGATATGCTTACTAAACAATTATTAGACCCTGACACGGGTGTTACTGCTAGAGTAAATCAAAACACATCGGCTAGAAAAACTTTAGCTAAAGCTATGTGGATATTGTATGGTATAGTCGCCGCTGCTCTTGCTAAAATGTTTTTTGGTTCATGATGCAAAAAGACTTTACTATATCGATCGGTAATATTATATGGATTATCGGTATTATTTTCACCATGGGTATTGCCTATAGTCAAATAGGTCAGCTAGATGAAGATATAAAAATCTTGGAACAAAGGCTTGAAAAGAAAATAAAGATAATCAACGAAAACGAAGACCGTATAGTTGAGCTTGAAAAAGAGTTAGCAAAACTAAAATCTTGCGAATGAAATTACAAGTATTAAGATTTAGCAGCCAGGCAGATTCTACGTCTGGTTTGTTGTTTGAAGTGAACGAGTTGGGTAAACATTTTTTATGTTATACACTAGAAGATGAAGCTAGAGTGTTAAAGGTAAAAGGTGAAACAAGAGTTCCAGCTGGTGCGTATAAAATTGAACTAAGAAAAGAAGGTGGATTTCATGCCAGATATATTAAGAAATATGGTGGTTTTCACATTGGTATGCTTCATATCACTAATGTTCCTGGGTTTGAGTATATTCTCATACATACTGGAAACACT